AGCCAGGATGGGCGCAATACAAATACAAAGATAAGTTCAGGGTTTGGCCTACTTATGAACAGCAACGTGAGGCTGGTTATTATGCAATAGTGACACAAGAAGTAAAAGATTACATAACTCATACAATTATTAAGGCGGCAAAGGATGCTCAACGAAATTCTCGACAGGTTGGATAAGGTAAAGAAGGCAGGTAAAAATTATGTGGCATGTTGCCCAGTGCATCAAGACAACAACCCGTCAATGTCAATCAGCGAGCAAGGCACTAGGATATTAATTTACTGCCATGCTTGCGGGGCAAAGGGTAGTGAAGTAGTCCAAGCAGTAGGGTTAAGTGAGTCGGCATTGTTTAATGATGAACCACAAAAGACGGGCGGAAACAGTTACTTTTCTAAGGATCAACGCGAACAAGCCCTAGAAGATGCGTATTTCATATCGATATACGATAATGAATTGAGCAAGGGACACCAGCCAAGTCGTGAAGAATACCGCCGGTACAAGTTAAGTCAGCAACGGGTCAAAGTTTTAGGGGAAGTAAATGCAAGTCATCAGTAAAGAGCGATTAGCCACCGAATGTGTACGCATGACCATCCAGAATCAGGAAGGTCTGGACAACATGATGCACATGCTAGGGCAGATCGAGTTAGAGTTTCCCGTTGACGTACAGATAGAGAAGCACAAGAAGAAACGCACCGCTACCCAGAACAACACCGCTAACAAATGGTATCGTGATTGTGAGAAGCAAGGTGATATGAAGGCGTGGGAATACAGGGCCTATTGTAAATTGCATTTTGGAATCCCTATTCTCAGACGTGATAGCGAGAAGTTCAAAGCAGTGTATGATCGAGACGTGAAGCCATACACCTACGAGCAAAAGCTATCGTTCATGGTGGAGCCTTTTAACTTTGAGGTCACAAACTTGATGAATGTCAAACAGCATAGCGAGTTCCTGGACATGGTTGAGCGTCACTTGCGGGAACAGGGATTCCAATTGACTGAGGTGAGCAAATGACATGGCCAAGAAATGTAAAGTCTGCGGGGAAAAGTTCACGCCAACTTTCACAAGTTTCCAGAAAACGTGTAATGCGACTCAATGCCTTGTCGCGTTTGGAAAGACAGAAAGAACTAGAATCAATCGCAAAGAAACCAGAGAGTCCAAGCGAGACAGATCCTATTGGATGAGACGATGCCAAACCGAGTTCAATAAATACATTAGGAACCGAGACAAGAAAGATCCTTGCATATCATGCAACCGTCATCACGATGGGCAGTACCATGCCGGTCACTACAAGACAGTGGGCGGTCATCCTGCACTACGGTTCTGCGAGGACAATTGCCACAAGCAGTGCTCAGTCTGCAATAACTACAAGTCTGGTAATTTATCAGAATATCGGTCAAACTTGTTGATAAAGATAGGGTTAGAGCGGGTTGAGTGGCTAGAAGGGCCGCATGATCCAGTCAAATATACCATTGAGGATCTGCAAGAGATGCTATCCAAGTATCAATCACTGAATAAGAAATGGGTACAGTCTCCACGCTAGACCGTAATGCTGAACAGGTGCGGGATGTTCTCCGTAGCCTGTTGGAGCAGTGTGAGGCTGGCAACATATGTGGCGCCGTCATAGTGACCGAACACCTCGACGGGTTTAACTTGGACATGCCTGGAACCTTCTCTACCGATCCCGATTCAATAGCTTCAATCACTGGCCGGTTGCAAATGGCCGCTCACTCGTTCTACCAGATGAGCTGGGAATATGACGACGAAATATAAGACCACGACCGAGCACCTAGATTTCTGCAACACTGAGTATCAGCGTCAGATTATCGAGATGACTTTGAGCGGGATGAATCAGACTGAGATTGCTAGAGAGCTAGGCAAAGATCCCAGAAGAATCCATAAATCACTTGCGGTTGTTCATAGACGGGCAGCACTTCAAGGTGTAGCACCAGCCTATAATGTAAACCGGCAGACAGTCCCAGGATTTACCACCAAGCGGGTCAGTACCGCCTACAATCTGGACGGTGATATTGTCCTGCAATGGCACATTCAGGAACCAGAACGTCAGAAGCTAGAAGAACTAATCGCTCAATTTGTGGAGGGATTCAAAGATGAAGTCTCGGGAATACACACTCCCATTAACCCGCCCGCAGGCATTGATGACGATTATATGGTTAGCTATATCATTGGGGATCATCATCTTGGGATGCTTGCTCACCATTCTGAGACGATGGGCGAGGACTATGATGTCAAGATTTCGCAACGGCTATTAGAAAATGCAGTTGATCGGCTGGTCAGCGTGGCGCCAGCGGGTAAGGTCGGTGTGCTTGTGAATCTTGGCGACTTCATGCACGTGAACGACTCCACCAGCTCAACCCCTAACAGTAAGAACCTACTAGACAGCGATGGCCGGTACTCCAAGACCATTAGGGCTGCAAGTAATGTGATAAAGCGTACCGTTTTGCGTATGCTTGAGAAACATGCCGAGGTCTGGCTTGTGAATGTCCGTGGTAATCATGATCCAGATGCTGCGTTGTGGTTAAATGAGGTTATGCGCCTGTACTTTGAGGACGATCCGCGTGTTCACGTTTTCGATAACGCCTCTAAGTTTATATGGTGGCAGTGGGGTAAGAATCTAGTCGTGACCCACCACGGAGACAGGATTAAAATGTCCAATCTTCACGGGTCAATTGTGTCTAATCTCAGGAAAGAATGGGGCGAAGCGGAGCACACTTTCGTATGGACGGGTCACATACATCACAAGAATCAGGAAGAATATGGCGGCGCATTGTTCGAGTCTTGGAACATCCTCGCACCCGCAGACGCTTGGCACGCTGGCTCTGGCTATGCCAGTTCTCGAAGTATGACATGCGTGATTCTTCACAAAGACTTCGGGGAAGAAGGCAGATTAAAAGTAAACGTGGAGCGGATTAAATGAGCGCATTTGACGAGCAGATTGGCGGCAACCACTACAAGTTGATGATGATTCAACCTACTGAATATATACTGGCCAACAATTTGGGATGGTGTGAAGCAAATGTTGTGAAGTACATTAGCCGGTGGCGCAATAAGGGTGGGGTCGATGACTTGCGAAAGGTGGTGCATTACACTCAGATCTTGATCGAACGTGAGTTGAATGAAAAGACGGCCTCAGTGGATAAGCCAAAAAAACCGTCTTGGTAGATTACAGTAGGATTGCTCCGATTACATAGCCAAGCAGGAAGGCCACGATCATCGCCCCGCCTGTGAAGCGTGGAGTCATCAGTTTATCAAGTTGTTTCTTGATCATTTCTTGCCCTCGATTTGTTGTAGTTTGTCCAGCATTTTGAGCACGTCTAGCAACACGGTCTGTTCGTATTGGTCTACCTCGGGATGGCAGTAAGTCTCGCGCACTTTGACTAGCGTCATCCATGCGGTTAACAGTTCGGTTCGGGTTGGTCTCAGGCTCATTGGTTCTCCTTGATGATTTTCATTGCTGTAGGCTGGCTAATTCCCAGAATACGCCCAATATTTGGTGAACTTTTACCCTTGGCATGACGTTCTAGCACTGCCGCCACGAGTTCGGCATGTGTCTCAAATGGGCCGGTTGCCCGTGGTCGTCCTCGGTTCATAGATTGCTCCATTGTTGCGCCATAGCATCGGCGATGCCTTGGTAGGTTTTGCTGCGTATCTTCCAGCGATTTTCTGATGGGCCTAGTTTGTTCTGGCCGCTTGGCGTTTGGTTGTCCCAATGCCCGCAGTCGGGCTTCGGTATTACTTCGGTCGGTTTGAGTCTTGGCAGATTGTGCAACCAAAGGCCGGTTTTCTTGCTTTCTGGGTGTCCGTACTCGTATGGTTGGACGTACTGGCTAGCCTTGACCGGCAACACTCCGACGGGATTCTCCATACACACGAACCGCGCAACCGACTTGGCCAGCTCGAACATTTCAAGCGTGTAGTCGATGGCCTCAATCCTTTGGTCGTGTTTGGGTTTGCCTGTGCCGTAGTGGGCATTGCCTGAGACACAGAGCGCAGTACAGGGCGGGTGCATGATAATCAAGTCCCAGTGATAGGCCCACACCTTGCGGTGCTCCATCACTTTTCTAGCGTCCATCCTGATATGCTTAAGGCTGCAATCATCGGCGCGTTGTAGGTCGCACGACCATGCGTTGTGCCCTCGGTTCAAGAAAGCATTGCGGACTGTGCCGCTGGATTCGTAAGCAATGAGGACGTTCATCACGCCCCCTCCAAATATGTTCTAGCCGGTTCGCCCATCCTTTGCCCGTTGTGGTAATCGCACTCAATCGGCCCGAGCTTCTGTATCAGATTTTCCCAGCACTCGACGGGATCGGCATTAGATCCCAAGCATTCGACCGCGTGTTCTTCCCAAAAATCAGGCCCATATCGACGGTCACAAATCAGAAACACGGCGGTTTCAATTGCTCGTGCTAGTTGTTCATCTCCAGCAATTTCCGCGCCTTGACCTATTGACGCCATTTTTAATAGTGTGCTCATCGTATTCCCTCGCAGTTTGGTTTCAAGTTGTCATAGTCCGGCCAGTAGCCTAGACAGACGTTATACCGGTACTCTTTGGACATGGTGACCTCGTGGTCATAGTCCCAACTTGAGACCCAGAGCAAGGCCGCGACAACTGCCGCAGCAATGCTGATTTTGGTTAATCGGTTCATGCTTGCCCCCATTGATAGCCTAGTTGATCTACTAAATAATCTCGCGCACGTTCGCGGTCGATGGTGTCGCCACAGAACCCGTCAAACTGTAAGGCGTGCATCCAAGCGGCGTGTAAGTGCATCGTGCAAACTGTCGGGGATATTGGGTACAAACCCTGCGGCCCGTAGTAGTCCCACAAGTACCGGCAAAAATGAATCATTTCCTTGTCTTTGTTCATGCTGTCACCTCGCTTGGCACTGGGATCTTACCGGCCCAAATGCGGCCTGTTACTTCGAGCATGATTTGGTCAACGTGCGCTTGTGTAACGTGATCGTTTGGCATGGCTGCACAATCTACCAGCCAATCGGTATCGCTGAGAC